CTCCTCATGTGGATTGGTTACCACACCTCCGCGGGATATTTAAACCGCGGAGGCCCACCTGAGCTTGATGTCGACGGACTCAGGGCGTCCAAAACGCTCAAGATGATTCCTGTCAACGAATGGCTCTTCGCTGCGCTTAAGGAAAAACTTAAGTAGGGCACCAGCGCCTTCCAGTTTGTCGGAAGGAAGAACACTGACCACTTGCATACCCCTGACAAGGGGGCGTTGCAAGTCTGGACACATCTTTGCGGACTCATAGCCCGTAAAGTTGCGTTTGCCCAATATAGGAGAAAACTCTCCGACGGCAGGAAACGGTATAACCCGTTCAACCACGTCGTCGAGCCACCTTACCGTTTTCCACAACCCTCTGTTATACAGTTGGTTGCGAAGTGACACGGTAGAGATGATCTCCTGAGCGTCTCTCCGTTGTGTTGGGATCTCTCTACGGACGCGAACGACTGAAACGTCTTCGCCCATAAAGTAATCCTTTCCGCAAGACTCCCGGAAATAACCACTCCAGAAACTCTTGCTAGCATTGACCTTGAACCCAAAAGTCTCAAGGGTGCTAACAACGGAACGCACATAGCGCACGGGAACGATAATATCATCCCCATACGTGCGCACCTGGCCTCGAAATGACGCGATGTCACTCAAGGTCAAAGGTCTTCTTAGCTCTCGCTCAATTCCTAGGAAAATCACGGTCATAAAGACCAGAGATTCCACGGGGAAGCAAAGAGCTGAACCCATAGACGCGAACTTGGCAAGACGGATGATTTTCTTTCCGCCTTTAACCGAGACTTCAGCCTTCCGGGATCGCGTAGCGTCAACAGCCTCACCTAGGTGTGGATGATTTCGCAACATGACCCGTACGAGCTGATTCGAAACACGGTCCGATGCCTCACTCAAATCAAGTGTGGCGAGCTCCCCGAAGAGGGAGCCCAGTCGAGCAAGTTCCTGGTTAGGAACATTACTCTTCCATTGGATAAAGTGTCGGGCATTGTCATCTGCCTGAACAGCTTTCTCGAACGACTCTAGCAAGCCCTGCTGTGCGTATTGCATGGCGGTAGGCTCGATAGCAATTATTCGAGGTGTTTTGAGCGTTTTAGGAACAAGGACGACCCTGACGGGTCGCTCTTGTCCGGGTTCGAGCCAGTTAATATGGTCAAGGTTAGAGATGTGCCTCCAATTCGGGAGTAGAAAATCACCCGCGGGAAACACACTTTCGAGCCTGTCCGTCCATTCCGTCTGATCAAACTTTTGGTTACCCTTAAGTCGATCAGCGGTTGAACCGGGGCCATGTTTCGGGACGATCTCTTGCCGTGCGATGGAGTTATCCACCGCCGAAAAGAGGTCAGCCCAAAGTAGGCGCGAGATACGATGGAAGTCCTCAGTTTCCTGAGGTCCCCTGTCAATGTCCGCCTGTTTAACTGACTGCTCACACTGGAGATAGCCTTCAATTGCTGCATCCTTTCGTGCATCACTGCATGGGAGGAGTATCTTACCAAACATCAGCGTAAGCTGACGAACGGCATATACTGCGTCAATATTAGGCCGGTCCAGAAGAAGACCAGTACCACGATCAAACACAAGATCGAGGAAACCTCCGAGGAATCGGGGGAGACCACCAGTAAAGGCAAAGCCCTGAAACTGGTCGCGATCTACACCTCCTTGAGCCAGACTTTTTTGGAAGTCCGTGCAAAAGGCGGGTAGGGTAATCGTTAAAAACGACATACCTTCGTGTTTGACTCGAGCTTGGACCGTTTTATAGTCCAAGCTGGTGCTAGTGCAACACCAAGTGGCGAGTTCACATGCCACTTCCTGCCAGAGTAACATAAGGCTTTTCAAGCCGGCTCCTTAAATAGAGTTCGAGCTTCCATAGCCACGTGTTGCTGATCCTAAATGGATAGTCCAGCAAAGATCCTAATTCCAAGACAACGGCAAGCCGAAGTCAAGGTTTTAGTTCTCGCCTCCGAGGAGTTGAGTGATCTTTGCACCCGAGGAAGCAGTCAGAGCGGCCAGAAAGCCGTCAACGTACTGCTTGAGCTCCGTATTCGTGAATCCAGCCACAGGGGCGTCGACGACCAAGTAAACACTATTGGACAGTTTGACGTTCTGGGCCGGGAGCAGAGGATCGGAAGCTACCTTGGAACTGTCGAGGCGGATAGTCCGTCGAGTGCGCTTGCCATAGGCATGCGCGACGGACAAGCGCGAATAACCATCAGCACTCGTAAAAACACCGGAGTTTACGCCGGAGCTCGTACGAGGCATGGAAATCGCGACCGCGTTGACAGTAACGGACTGGGGATCTGCGAAAGACATGGCATTACTCTTTTCAGTTGATTGTGTCACGTGCTTGTAAGCACGCTAGTGACCGCAAAACAATCCTCTTGTGAAGGACAATTTTACGTCAGCATCCTTTTATAGATGCCTAGGACCACGGGAAATCCCCAAGGCCCCTAGTATGGCAGATTGTCGCCCCGTAAGGGCAGTCATATCAAAGCCAAAACCAAATGGAGTTGCTCTTCTCCTGATCTTACTTTGTGAAGTAATTTCAAGATGAAGATCTGTACGTGGGGCACCTTTATGGCGCCCAGCATCGTCCAGAGTATAGGATATTTTTGCAGTTTTCTCTTGCATTATATACCCATAACGCATTACTAAGCCATCTTGGGAGAACCGGGAAACATTGTGGAGAACATCCCCAATATTCCCCTCCCAGTCGACGGCCCAACTCCAGGGGGCAAGATTCCAGACAGTTTCGGGCGTTAGCTCGGTACCGAACAGTTTCCTTGCTTCGGCGGCGTTCCTAGAAATTCGATCCTGGAGAGTATTTCCCAGGCTCAAATAATAGGTGAAACAGCCGCTAAACCAGGTTTTAGTGGTGACTTCCGTCACCCTTGTCAACCCAGCCCCACCGGTAGAATAATACAAGTACGGATAACCCGTCCCACCATTGGCCGAAGTGGCCAGGCGAGACGTATATGTCGTACGAGTAGTAACTACCTCATCAGGGAACGTGAATTTACGACGAATGTTCTTTCCAGAGTCACGGTGCAGCTGCCCAAGTATCTTTTCAGATTCCATGGCAGCTTTACCGAACTTCTGTAAATCGGAGACTAGAGGCTTCCAGCCGAACTCGACATTAAGATACTCGGAACCTACCTTGCGGTAGTCCTTGAACTTAGTCTTGAACAGCTCTTTGCCAACAAGTTTGGGTAAACCAGACTTGAGCTCACCGATGAAAGTTCCAGCGTCGGCAACAGGATTTGTAGGCAGAGAGCGTGCAATTGCCGTAGTGCCCTTCGTAAGAAGCGAAGCTTCAGACGAAAAGGACACAGCAGCGAGAGCATCACTAACTGCAGTCGCAGGAGAGACCGCATATTCGGGTCCTATATATCTATATCCGAACCATTGGCCCGAGTCGTAATGACTCGTGTCAGAGGTCCAGAAAGATTTTATCCTGGCTGTGGAAAAGTTTCCACCTACATCTGTTGAGGCCTGCTTGGCTGAACGCCATGCATGCCCACGTGTCTGTGTAGTTTGCTTATACACAAACGGAGGAGCAACAAGGTCATTAAGAGTCGAAGTTGAACTCTTGCCTTGATAAAAGATAGGTGCCGTGATAGGCACCATTCTACGCTTCTCATCCATGATGGTTCCATTTAGTAGTAGGAGATCACATCGTTGGTAAACGACGTGATGGTGTTGTACCAAAGCACCGTGCG